TCTCTGAGCGTGAAGGATCTTACTTCTCATGGGTTCAACCATACCAAGCACACACACGTAGTCCTGATGAGGGTATTAACGTATACTCTTTCGCTTTAAGACCTGAGGAACATCAACCCTCAGGCACATGTAACTTCTCCAGAATTGATAACGCTACTTTACAGCTAGTTCTTTCCAACGCCACCGTTGAAGGTACAAAGACTGCTAAGGTACGTGTCTACGCTACAAATTATAACGTTTTAAGAATTATGAGTGGTATGGGAGGGTTAGCCTATAGTAATTAAAGAAACTATTATAATTATATTATTAGTCAGAATAATAACTTAAAGATATTTATTTTATATAAATTATAAAATGAATAGTGTTGAAAACGGAAAACCTGTTTATTTGTTTGACAAAGAACTTGTATGTGGAACCATTGAATATAATGGTAAAAAATATTTTTTTGACTTTGATGATATGAATAAAATAATTAATTTTGAAAAAAAGTTTGTTTTTATTAATAAATGTGATTTGTATCCATCTTACAATTATAATGAACAAAAAATAAATTATTTAATGTTTTTATACAATTTTAAAGAAAATAATGTAAAATATGTTTTTAAAAATAATAATCCACTAGACTTACGAAGAAGTAATATTGAAATTTATCATATTTATCATGAAGAAATAATTAAAAATTATGATGTGAAAGAATACATTCAAGGTCATTTTTCTAAAAATGGGAATGAACCTTATTATATGAAAAACCCTATTTGGAAAATAGATGCAAATGGAAAAGAAATCTTATTAATGTATTGTGAGAAAAATACAATTATTAAATTATGTCAAAAATCATTAGATAAATTAAGAGAATATGAAGATTTAAACAATGACGGAAAAAAATTAACTTTTCATAAACATAGTAATGGCTATATTTTATCATCTAATAATTCATTATTTATCCATCAAATAATTATGAATTGTTATGGAAATGGAAAAGGAACAAAAAATGTTAGTGTAGACCATATTGACCAAGACCCATTAAACAATACATTAGAAAACCTAAGAATTGCAACCAGAAAAGAACAAGAAGAAAATACAAAAGGAATTAAAAAAGATACAAAGAGAGAAAGAAATTATAATGCAAAACCATTGCCACAAGGAATCACAAAAGACATGCTTAGAAAATATATTGTCTATTATCACGAATGGTTAAACCCTGAAAAGACTAGAAGTAGAGAATTTTTTAGAATTGAAAAACATCCCAAACTTGAAAAAATATACACTGGAACAAAGTCTAATAAAATATCTATACAAGACAAATTAAAACAAATTATCAAAGTATTAGATGATTTGGATAATGATATTCAGCCAGAAAAAGAAGTAGAACAAGCAGTTTTGCCGATGTATGTATCTTTAACTACTATTTGTGGAAAGCCGCATTTCGTATTTGAAAAAAGAATCAATAATAAACGATTAACTATCAAAATGGTTTTACCAGAAGGTTACGATTTACAAGAACAATTAGAAATATTAAATAATAAAATCAAGGAAAAATATAAAGAGGAAAATATTAGTATTTTATAAATAAATTATTGCTTCTGAAGGTTCAGGAGCAAAAAATATCTGTTTTCTACGTTATAATTAAAAAATTGCTTTTGTTACAACAAAAGCAAACAAATCAAAATAAACTAAAATGTCTATAATATAGACAAATTTATATACAAATAAACCCAAATGTAATAAAGAAAAATAATATTTATAATTAATAATGAATCTAGATAAACAAAAATATATTCAATTCAAAACAGAACGTAGAGAGAAAAAAAGAACATTAAAACGAGATGTAACAGGTGAAGAAGTTATTTTTATTTTTGAAAAAATGTTGGAGGGATGGAAAACTATTCGGATTTATAATACTATTATTCAAAATAATCCTAATTCACAGATTGATAAAAAAAAAGTAGAAAATATTTCTACTGGAAATTGTAAAGTATTTGAATCTGAATTACCTAAGGAAAGATATGAATATTATTTAATTTTACGAAATAAAATATATGATTTACATTCTAAAACAAAAAGTTTGATATTACAGAAAGACATGTAGATACTATGGACATATCTCTAGTTAAAATAAAAAAGTATATAAATAAAAATAATGTAATTATTGCTTTGCCAATTGGCAAAGCAAAGAACATACAAGTAAAGATTATAATAAAAAATAGTATTTAAAATTAATACCTATTAGTATAAAAATTGAAATACTTTTTCTTAATTTTACTTACTCATATAATAATTAAAATCAAGATGTTCCAACAACTTTGCCTTAACAGACTACCTTTATGTGATGATGTGCTTTATATGATAAAAAGTTTCGCTTTTTATGATATTCAAACCGCAAAAACGAGAGAAATAAAACAAAGAATTGTAAATAGATTTCTATATGCTAAAGTGTCTAGATTTAGACCTAATGGATTTTATCATGATGATGATGGTGTTGAAGAAGACTCAGATAATTGCGAACATTGGTGTACTAGCTTAGCTTTAGTTTCTACACTTGATAATAGTTTTGTAATTATACCTGAAAAAAGATTTCAAGCAGTTAATTGTAGGATATGTGGTGGATATTATGATGAATATCTAACTTTTCCTGTCCCAAAAAAAATAACATGTAACGGACATGCACCATTTGATGATGATTGGTGATAAGATAAATATATAATCATGTTTTGTAATTTGTATAATTTGTATAATATTGATATTGTATATTTTTTATTTTTTTTAATACGCTATTTATTCAAGTAAAGTACTACTAAACAATTTATTCATATTATTCACTTCAGGTTTTTCCGTTTCATTCGTAAACAATTTCATTATCTGTGTGTCATCTCGGAAACGCAATGTATAATTTTGCTGAATATTATTTCTACCAATTCGCCCCATTGCCTGAATAATTTTTTCTTGTGTTAAATTCAAATCCTTACTTAAATACCCATGACAAAATTGATAATTTGTTCCATAAATATAATCACTAGACGCAATAATCATATATAATTTTTGTTCATCCGCCATTGTTTTCATAATTTCCGTATATTTAATATTTTCATGATTAATAAACACACCAATTCCCATCATCAATAATATTTTCCATGAATTCTCAATCCCATTCAATAACATAATTTCATTGACAACATTCTCATCAATATCACTTGAAAATACGGATTCCGTAGTAGCCACATCTTCCGCCCATTTTTTAATATGAAGATGTTTATTTGGAACAAATGTTTCATTTAAGGTCGCACTTTTAATCAAAGATCGTAATGAATTAATCTCATTTGTTAATTTTGCCATTTCATTTTTATTACTCGTTTCATCTTCATTTTGTGTTTCGCGATTTATTTTTCTAAAATCTTTGGTTGATTTATTTCTTGATCCTTGTACATTGTTTTTCATATTTTGTTCTGATTTTTCTTTGATATAAGTCCAATTAGTTTCTAATAAATCTATTTTTTCATTTAATACATTATTAAATTCAATCTTTTTCATAATTTCATCCATGACAATAGAAGGAATATTCGCTTGTTGAATACAAAATTTCGCTATTTTTTCAATTTCATTCGTAATAAAAATCGTAGGACCATCAGTAAGTGTATGTGCATCTTTGGTAGTAACATAGACACCTGCAGTTCCTTCAGAACCAACACTCGTATTACTATTATTTGTAGGAAGAGGACTAGAAGAAACGATTTGTTCACTTGCAAGACGAATCAAGTTAGATCCAGCATTTGTATTTGCATTTGAATAAGGAGCACTAGTACTAGTTACACTAGTTCCAGGACCAATACTTCTAGACTTAGTAATTTTATTTCCTTTCAAGTCAACTGAATTATTCATTGGAATTTTACGAGTGCGTGTAGTACGAAAGTTGTTATAAATAGCTCCCCATGTTCCTTGAAGTATATTTTGTAACATTTTTATATAATATATTTTAATGCTTTTCATATCTAAATCATCTATCGTTTCAAAATGACGATCTAATTTCATTTTCATATTTGTAAAATTATTTTTATTTACATACGTGATAAAATCAACTACTTCTTTTAAATCAAAATATCGCACCAACGTCAAATAATTCTCACAATGTTCTGCAATTTTCATAATATCTTCATAATTTTCAGATAAATAATGAGGCAATACCGTAAATCCATCTTTATTAATAATCGGAATGGATTTCTTACAATCATGACTTACGATATTATATACTTGCGAACTAGGAAATTTATTTTTGAAATCAGAAATAGCTTCCGTCAATTCTTGTAATTTTGGCAAAGTAGCAGATGATAAAACCATATTAGGAATCAAATTTTCACGCCAGATTTGATTAATAATTGGATGAAATTCGTGGTTTTCATAATCAAGTGTGATGGTAGGTTCATCCCAATAAACAATCAACTTATGATCATCTTTATTGAATGCTTTCATGTAATACATGGCAGGTAAATATGATTTGATATCACAAATTATGATCTCAACTTCATCACCTACACTATTATCAACCTTCCCAATTCCACCAGTACGTTTATTCTTACTATATTCTTTGGCTGCAAAATAATGAAGACGAATATCATCTGCACTTGCACAACCAAA